GCCGTTTGGTCCTCAGCAGGGTGATGGTCGGGTGCGTCAGCCGTGGACTGATGTGAAGTTCCGGGTTCGTGGTGCCCGTCAGACTGATGAGCGTGATTACAGTATGTTGGCTGTTGGTGCTGGGTCGAAGAATATTGTTTCGACTCGTACTGATCATGCCCATGTTGATGATATTCAGTCAACGACGACTATTGGGCAGACCAACAAGTTTGTGAATTGGTTTCGTCAGGACTTGTTGTCGCGTCCGGGTGAGTCGGGTATTACGACTGTGTGTGGTACTCGTGTTGCTGAGGGCGATTTTTATGAGGCGTTGATGAATGATTCGGATTTGGATTCGTCAATTATGAAGGTGATCAGGTTTCCTGCGGTGATTACGGATCATGATACGGGTGAGGAAACGTCGTTGTGGCCTGAGAAGTGGCCGTTGGAGAAGTTGGAGCGTCAGAAGAAAAAGGTTGGGGCTGAGGCTTGGGATCGTAACTATATGCAGAATCCGGGTGTGTCTACGCGTGGCCGGGGGACGTTTGATAAGTCGATTGTTGAGCCGTGTAAGGATTCTTCGCGTTCGTTAAGTCAGTTCCCTGAGGATCGGTCGATTGTGTATATCGGTGTTGATCCGGCGTTGGGTGGCAAGAATTGTATTGTTGCTGTTGAGGCGACTCCTGATTACCAGTTGATTGTTCGCCGTATTGTTGAGGATATTGATTTTAAGACGAATAGCCAGATTATTAGTCGTTTGAATGAGGTTATTGATTATTGTTCGGCTGAGGGTGCGACTGTTACTGATGTGGTTATTGAGGCGATGGCGTTTCAGAAAGGTTTGATTTACGATGAGAACCTTATTGAGTTACGTGATTATTGGGGTTTTTCTATTCGGGATCATTTGACTGGTTGGAATAAATATGATCCGGATATTGGTGTGCCATCTATGGCAGAATCTTTCCGTAAACAGGAAATAGTGTTGCCGTATAGCGAGGACACATATACACGTTTTGAGATTGATGAGTTGTGTCGCCAGTTGTATGCGTGGAAGCCGGGTGTGCGTGGTAATCGATTACGGCAGGACAGGGTGATGGCGTTATGGTTTTGTTGGATAATGTGGAGAGAACGATGGAAAAAACCGATGGCTTCTTCAACTTTTAGTAAGAGTGGTTTTAAACGGTCGGGGTTGCCGTATAGGGCTACTCCGTCTGGGTTGTTGTTGCCTTCGTCTGCGAGGAGTGCGTGATGAGAGATTTTGAAACTATCCGTCAGATGACGATGGATTTGCAAAAGAATCGGACGCCGATTATTCGGAAGATGCAAGAAATTCAATACCATTATGAGGCTGACATTGTGTTGCCGATGGTTGATGTTGTTGATGAGCCGAATATGCCGGATCTTACGCCGTCGTTGATTACTGATGTTGTTGATGGGTTGTCGTTGCGTGCCGCTTCAGTGAAGCCATCTATTTATAGTCCTGCGCTTGACCCGTATAAAGAGGTGGGTGTTCGTAGTAAGCAGATGGCTACGGATCGTCGCCGTATTTTGTCGGCTACGTATCACAACAGTGGGTGGGCGTTGTTGCGTCGCCGCTATTTCCGTCATTTGAATGCGTATGACACGGCCAGTATTTTTGTGGAGCCGTGTTTCCGTACAGGTATGCCTAAGGTGAGGGTGCGTGATCCGTTGCGTACGTTCCCTGAGGTGCGGGCGTTGGAAACCATGGAAGCCCCTGAACATGTGGCGTTCATTACGCGGTATTCAGGTGACTATTTGAGGGCGCGTTTCCCGCAGGTGCGCGGCGAAGTTGGTGGCCCGATCAGTGAGCATGACACTACAGAGTTGTGGGATGTGTTTGAGTGGGTTGATAGCGAACAAATCCGTATGGGTTTGCTTGGACCGATTTACAGTAATGGTGACCACATTTACCACGACTTCACACAGTTTTCGGGTCCGTGGATGCCGTTAACTGATCCTGTTCCGAACCTTACAGGTATGTGTACTGCTATTACTCCGGGTGCGGTGTCGTTGCATCGTATCGGTAACCGGCTTAATAGTCTTTTGGAGAACGCTAAGTGGCAGTCAAAACTGTTGGCGTTAGACATTTTGGCTCAAGAAAAAGCAGTGTTCCCTGATATGTACATTATGGCGAACCGTGGTCAGAGTCCTCGGTTGGCTGACGGTGAATGGCATGATGGCCGTGACGGTGATATCAACATTATTACTGACGCGGATCGTGTTGGTACGTTGAATCAGATGCCTGATCCGCGTACGTCACAGATGGTGGACAGGTTGGAACGTAATTTCCGTGTGTCGGCAGGTTTGTCACCGATGTTTGGTGGTGAAACTCCGGGTTCGGCGTTGCGTACTGGTAAAGCGTTGAATGAGATGGCTGGTATCAGTGTTGATCCGCGCATCCTTGAGTTGCATGAGATTGACGAAACGTGGATGCCGAAAGTCAATCAAGCAATTTTGGCTTGTTATAAAGGTTATTGGCCTGACAAGAAATACACGTTGTTTTCTGGTTGGTCTGGCGACCGAGGTCAAGTGGAGTTTGTTCCATCTAAAACAATTGAAACCACTGATAACACGGTGTCGTACAGCATTCCGGGTGCCGACATTGTGCAGGTAACTCAGGTGTTGGGTTCAATGTTGGGTGCTAAAACGATTTCTGCTGAAACATTCCAGCGTCATCATCCATGGATTGAAGATCCTCATGCGGAACAGACCCGTATTGTTGATGAAACATTGGAGCGCGGCGCAATTGAAGGCATGTTGCAACAGGTCATTAAGGGTCAGATCCCTATGTCGGTGTTTGCTCGTATCCGCAAAAAGATGCAGGACGGACAGAAAGATGTTTTTCAAGCAACTGTCGAAATTGACGAAGAAATCCGTGAAGAACAAGCCCAAGCACAACAGGTCGCCCAACAGGGTCAGCAACAACAAATGGATCAAGCACAGCAATCGTTGATGGCGCAGATGGGTATGGCGGCTGGGGCGGCTAGTGCGGCTCCGGGGTCAATGCCTCAGGGCGCGCAACCTCAGCCGCCTCAGTCTCCAGCAAATCAGACAGACAACATGCGTCAGATGTTGACGCAAGCACTTGGTAGAGGTGGATGATGCCGAGAGGCAAGCAGAAAAAAACGATGGCTGGTGTCCCTAGCCAAAACATTGAGTCTGTGTCCGGTCAGCGTTACGGTGAAGGTAAGGCTCAGACACAGATGCAGAAGATGATGCCTGCGCCTGATGAGATGCAGGCTGAACAGCAACGTCGTCCAAATGTTCCTGCACAGCAACCGCAACCACAACCGGTTCCTCAGCAGGTTGCTCGTCCGCGTGTTGATCCGCAACAGTATTTGGCTCAGTTGCCTACTGGTTTGTTGAAACAGGCACCGTCACAGGGTGTGCCTGTAACGAACGGTTTGTCTTCGGGTCCGGGTGCTGGCCGTGAAGCGTTGCGCGGCACGGTGTCTAAGAAACCGTCAGTACGTATGTTGCATCATATGTATCGGCGCACGGGTAATCGTTTGTATTTGGACATGATGGACAGGTTTAACTGATGTCCGATTCATCGATTACACGGTTGCCATCTCAACGTATTCGCTATGGCGACAGCCAGTTTTCGCTGATTGAACAATCTCCATCAATGCAAGTACGTGGTTCTGATATTCCACGTTTGGCGTTAACCGATCTAAATGTGAAGTTGATGTCAGAGCGTTGGCCTCAATTGATGAATGACCAAGAGGCATTTATTCAACTTGCGTCCAGTGTTGACCCGTTAACTGCAGTGAATCAAACGTCGTTGATGAATTCACAGCACACGTTGATGATGTTGGCTGATGGCTGGGATGAGATGTCGCCAGAACAACAGCGATCCGATTGGGCAAAACTGTCCGAACAACAACAAAAAGCATTTGTTGACGCTGGTGTTACCCCTCCAGAAGAAGAGGGTTCTAATTGGTTTGGCAACGCGATGGACAAAGCGGCTGGTATTACCGGCACTTTGCTTGGTGGTGTTGGTACTGCAATTGGTGTGATGCCGGGTGGATCACAAGCAATATCGGCTCTTTCAATGATTGGTAATGCTCCGTTTGCTGTATATCGCGGTGTTCGACAACTAGACAGTTGGCAACAAGCATTAGCGGCGGGGGGTGCTGTGGCCGCTATTGGTATTGGTGCTGCTTTTAGTCCATTCACTGGGGGTAGTTCATTAGCGTTAAGTGCTGGTGGACTAGGAACACTCGCAACACTTGGGCTTTACGGTACTGCTGGAACATTCGGCGCGGCGGCGACGGCTACCGCTACGTCTGCGCTTGGTGGCGAGAACTACATTTCTGCGCTTCAAGACAGTTGGGACGGTGAGCGCGCGTTTTATCAATCCGCTCAAAACGAAGCATTAAAAATTTTGGGCAGTGTGCAACTTCATGAAATTGCTAAAGATGTTGCTTATGACTTTGATGGTTATGACGATGAACCGTTTGAGTTGCCTGCTGGCACGTTTGAATTAGCGCAAGAATTTGCGGGTGTTCGTGAATCCACGAATGAAGATGTGTTGCTTTCTTCGTTAGGTCGCGTAGCCGAATTGTACGTAGAAAAGGACACACCAGAATTTGACCGTGTTGTCAATAATTTGTATTTGCTGATGCAAGAACAGCCGTTTATGGAAGCGGTAAAAGTATTGCAAGAAGGCAAAATAAGTATGGGTCGCGACGTTGCTCGTGTAGCAGGATTAGAACCCGGAAGTGATTTGCATCAACTTGTTTCTGGTTCTGTTGATGCAGTAACCGTGTTTACGTTAGATCCGTTGATTGCGTTGTCGCCTGTTGCGAAGTTCGCGCGATTCGCAAAATACAGTCCGTATGGAAGTTATAAAGCGTTGCGTCGTGGCGCAAAAAACAAAGCAGGCACGTTTATACCTGAGTTGGACAATTTAGATTGGCGTATTAATTTAGGGCAAAACAACGCCAAAGTTCGCAAAATGGACGAACAAATTGTTGAGGCAATCAACACAAACAATGCGTTGCTGATGCCAAAAAACATGCGGCCAATCTGGACAGAAGTTCGTAACCATTTGTCAGGGAAAGGACTTCTTGACGGCAACATGAAACCGTCGTCACGCAGACTTACAACAGATGATCTGTATGACTGGATGCGCGAAAGCAACGAAGTTAACCATATTGCGCGCGGCATTTCGACGGTTCCCGGTTTAGGTTTTGTTGCAATCAAACCTATTTCTAATGCGTCAGGTTGGGGACGGCTCCGACAAAATGTTGCCGAGTTTCGTGACGAAGTAATTACTGCAAACCTTGACCTTACAAAAGATGTCAACCTGTCAAGGCTTGAAGAAATTACAAACACGCAAGCCAAAAATTTGGAACTTGGTGAATCAGGTAACACGCTACAGACACCGATGAACAGTGGGCTTGTCAGTGTTGATTTGTCAGAAACAGGTATTAAACAAACGATTGGCGCAAAACTAGGTAGGCAAACCGGCAACTATCTAACTATTCTGCCGTTTAATACTGGACGCACTATTGGTACGTTCATGAACGCAGTATCAAACATGGCTCCTAAAAAGGGTTACATCGTTCTTGATGGCGAACAAGCGTTATCAGACGTTAACAACTTTATTAACGCGTTTGGTATGACGTTCAATGTCAGTCCACATGTTCGGGAACAATGGGTACGGTTAATTGCTGGGCAGGCTGATGCGGGCGCACGCGAAGTATTGATGCACCATTTCTTTGATTCGGTGTTTACAGCGTCCGGTTTTAAGAACACGGTACGCGGCAAACAAACATACGAAGAGTTCCTACAAAAATTTAATCAGCATTACAGCATTGGGTCACTTGACGAAGTACGAATAAACACAGGGAACGGCGCAGTGCCGTTGCGTCGTGGTGCGCTTCCACGCCAGTACAACTCTGTTGCAATGGCAATTCCAAATGTGCGCGAAATGATTGTAGGCCAACGTCTTGAAACACTGCTTGGCCGTCAACTTGGTGTAGTCAATCCGGGCAAGATGATTGACATGGTTCAAAACCGGATTTGGAAACCAGCAGTTGTGTTGCGTATCGGTTTTATTCCTAGAGCCGTTGGCGAAGAAGCGTTAGCGTGGATTGCGCGTGGAGGAACAGGTGCTGTTCTTGCAGAAAACCGTGGGCGTGCAATGGCACGTATGGATATTCGTGACGAACTTGTTGAGCGTGTAGCAAAGCAAGACGACATTATTGACGTTCACGGCGAAATCATTAACAAAATTGAATCCGGTACTGCCATAGATGATTTGACATTGGCAGAACGACGGATTCTTTCAGGTTGGCGTAACCCTAACGATGTCAAACGATTACAGCGCATCATTGAACGCCGCACCGACCCAAGCCCAGTGTACGAAGCCATCATGGGCTATGAACGGTGGCTACGAAAGGTTTTGTCGCCTGAGCGGTATGTTGCAGAGTCAATTGATGGGGCATCTAAAGTTGCGCGGGAAACACGACGCAAACGGTTCGTAGACACAATTGACCAGAACCATCCGATTGTTGCACAACTCCTTGTTGGCAAAGAAAACTCGTGGCGACGACTTGGTACACAAGGGTTGAACCCGTTTATTCGTCAAGGCGCACGCGACTGGGTTGTGCTTCATGCAGATTCAGTGATGAAACACACGGGTGCAGGTAACTTCTCGTTTAGACAAGACGCAATTAAAGATCCACAAGCCGAAATTTATATGGCAGATGACGGTACTACACAGGTCCGTCAACGGTTACGTGACCCACATGCACGCGAACAGTACACGCCGGGGTCAACAGACTATGAAGCCGCAGTACATGAAAGCGTGCATCACGTTTTTGACTACGAAGTTGTTGGTCCTCTTGTTCAGAACACATTGCGGAACTATCTGCCAACAGAATTCACTGCCGAACAATTAGACAACTTTGGTGCCGTTCTTGACAGTTGGCAAACACTTCCGCTTGAGGTACAAGAACTGTTGCTCGATTTGTATTTTGATCGTCCCGATCGCATGTCTGTATATCTTGACACAGGCAAAGCAAACAAATACAAAGAAACAGACGGTTCGTACCAGATAAGTCGTATCCGGCAGGGCGAAAAACGAACAAGCCGTTTAGCAATTGACACACTGTTTTCAAACAGGTTGGACAACAACATAAAACGGTTTTACGCAACACATTTGCACGACAGTTACATCGTTGATTCCGCTATCAGATTCAACGAAGGCGTACTGCCAGACGAACTACAAGCAGTTGCCGACAACCGTCTAACGTCATCTAACTATCAAGAACGATTTTTTAGAACAGCCGAAGAAGGCAAAGCACAATTCCTTAACGAAATGGAATCGTTGCGTGTCGATACCACCCCGCATTTTGAGAACGGTAAAACCGCGCAAGAAGTATTTGACCTGTCAATTAAAACAATTCAAAAAGATGGTCAACATGTAGCGAACCGTGTGCCAGCAAACCGTCGCCGGTTGTATGTGCCACAGGTGCAGGACTACACGACGTTACGAAACCTGATTGAAAATCAACGTAGTGCTGGTGTTGTCCAGCCCGAAATGATGGCGCAAAACATTGCGACTGAATTATTAGGCACAAAACCACCGCAAGCAGTCACAGAATCACTGCAAAAATATCTTGACACAAATGGCCGTCAACTTCTTGAAGAGTCAATACGGCAAATTATTGTCAATAACTTTGCTGTTGCTCCAACCGGATATTTGAGGCGCGTTGGTTTCAATGATGCCCGTGTTGCTGAATGGGTTGGTGATGTATTGTCCGGGCGCACAATGGACGAAGTGTTGCTTGGTCGCACATTGAACTCTGAAATTTCTTCAATGCAATACATTGACGTTCCAACATCGCAACTGTCTAAACAAGATGACAGATGGGAACAAATGCGAGTCCATTTGCATGATTCATCCAATATGCAGATGGTTACGTTTGAACGACCAGTTGCAGAACAACTTCAATTTATGCGAGGACAAACCCGCATTGATGACCCAGCGTTTGGTGTTAGTCAAGAAGATGCAATGCAAACTCTCTTCAATGACACATGGGATCATGTTATGTCTGTAACTGGCCGCAATTCGCGTGTCAGATATGTTCCTAGCCCCGCACAACAAGTGTTCATTAAGACAAACGAGGGCTACAAAATGATCGATGTGAACCGCACATTCGATCCACAAACCGCTGATCAAGTGTTCGTCATGAGCGACGAAGGCAAAATCATTCCAGCCGATTTCAACGACCGCCGATACTTTGAACCAGAAAACACGCCCGGTGGTGACCCCATGTGGGAACTTGTTGGTCCTGCGTTGATGGATAAAACCGAGGATTTCTTTGGCCGTACCCGGCTGGTACGTAAAAATGTTAGAACGGTTGATCCACTGTCAGGGAAAGTTGGTGACACAACCCAATTGTTGAATGCCCGTTGGAGCCGCGTCATTGATGTGCCTACAACTGGTGCTCCTGATCTTGCTACTGGCCCATCGTTTAAAGTGCCTAGCGCAAACTTGTGGGACAGGGCGGTGCAATATGGTTTTGACGGTCTTGTCACACCGATTATTGATGCCGCGCTACGCGAACCAATGTCGTTTCATTATTTTTTGCAGTCCCGTTTAGAAAACAGCAAGTTCTTGTCAAGCACATTGAATGCGAAACATCTCGCACCAGTAATTAAGGCAACAAAACAGACTGATATTGGTTCAATTCTTGATCAGCATCGCACACGCGGCACGTTCAAAAACATTGAAGTTGAAAATGCAGTTGCATTTTACGACGCAGTTATTGATGATCTGTGGGAACTGAGTTTTGCTGAGGCAGGGCTTCCACCACTGCAATATCTGCGGACATTGAAACCGGCAGAACGCAAACTCAAAACAAATTTTGATGTTGTTAGCGACGAAATGTTGGACAGTCTTGAACGGATTGAAGAATGGTGGCGACACGTAAATGTGATTTCATCGCAAAGTGCGATTCGCAACATTGAACCATTCCTTGATACCGCGGAATCAAAATCAATGTTTTCGCAGTACACAAAAAACCTGTTGCCGTTCTGGTACGCCGAAGAAAACTTTATTAAACGCTGGCTTCGTTCTGCATACACACAAGGGTTCTTTGGTATTGACACAATTCGTAAAGGCCAACTGTCGTACATGGGGCTTCAGCACGCAGGGATTATCCGTTCAGATGAAAACGGTGACGACTGGGTGGTGATCCCCGGTAGTGGCGCATTGCAATCGTTAATTTCTAAAGTTGTTCCGGGCGCAGGGTCACTACCTGTTGGCTTAATGATGCAAACACGGACAAGCAGTTTGCTTCCCGGTTTCTCTGAACAAGCCGGAAGTCCAGCGTTGTCGCCGTTTGGCACGATGCCGTTAGCGTTCATGAGCAATGTATTCCCTGAAATGAAAAACTGGGAACGCGCTATTGCCGGTGAAATATCAGTTGATCGCAGTATTGCAGACAAATTCTTTCCACCGTCAGTAAAACGATTCTGGGATGCAATGACAGCAGGCGAGGACAACGCCCAATTTGCTAGTGCAATGGCTCACGCAATGATTATGGCTGAGGCTAGAGGCGAAGGTTTGCCACCGGATTACACACCTGCACAACAAGAAGAGTATTTAGATGTTCTTCGCGAACACGCACGAATTGTGATGCTTACACGCGCGGTCCTTGGTTTTGTATCCCCCGGCGCACCATCTCCCATGTTAACCGGAGGAGATACAAGCACATTCAGTTGGCTCACAGGACTGGGTGTTGAAACACCTAAAGACATTTTTAGCGATACATACAATGACTACATTGAATTGTTTGGTTACGAACGTGGCACAGAACGGTTCCTTGAGGACAACCCGTATGCAGACCAGTGGGACATTGTGAACCCAATGGCATTAACAGTGTCAGCCAGCGAAACAATTTCTGGGACATCAGTACCATCAACCGACAGATCGTTGCAATGGTACGACACAAACCAAACATGGGCGCAACAAAATCCGTACGCGGCGGCATGGCTTGTTCCTAATGAAGAGGACGAGGAATTTAGTCGTTACGCTCATTCTCAGTTGACATCAATGGGTATTCGTCGCCGGTTCCCACCAGAAGAACTTCTTGAAGAACTCAAATTTAAAGAGGCTTCAATTCCGTATTTTGCAAAACGACGCGAATTTGAGCAACGTAAAGTAGCAGTTGGAAACAATCCGCTGGCTGTTGACCTTATTGATGCTGAAGAAAAGAATTGGTCAACATATTTCCTTGCGGCACACCCAGTGTTTAATGAACGGATTACCAGTAATAAAGGCACGTTGCGTCGGCAAAACACATTGCAAGATTTACGGCGTGTGGTTGATGATCCGTTGACACCACCGTCATCTGCGCTTGAACCGATCCGCGTTCTTATTAACGCGTATGACCAGTTTGATGCGTTGCTCGGGCAGAACCGTTTGAATGGTCGTGGTGCAGACAATATGCGGGCGCGCGACAATTTGATTAGTCAATGGACAATGTTTCTTGACTCGTGGAAATTAAAGTACCCATCACAGATCCCGTTTTATGAGAGCATTATTGAACGGGAACTTGAAGGCTTGACAGTGTGAGGAAGCGCAAATGAGCGGAGTAAGTAACAACAGCCTTGTATCAGATTTGTTGCCGTATCTTGAACCGGCGGCACAACGGCTGATTCAACAAATTTTGCGCGGCGAAGTTGACGTTGATCCTGAATCGGGAATTAACCAGCAAACCAACATTGAAGGTTTGAGTGACGCGCAGGTACGCACGGTTCGTGATGTTGTTACAGCCAAAGTTGGTCGCGATATTGATCCGAATGGTTTAACGAACATTCTTGTTAAACGAAATTACGAGTTGTCGGAAGATTTTGTACAGTCAACGGATGAACTGCAACAAATTTCTTTAGACATTTTGTTGGCAGACCGAAACAATCGGATGGCAGGACCAGATGATCCGTCACCTACACGACTACAAGATCTTGCTGAGGGACAACCCGGCTGGGTTCGCAATCTTATTTTGGATGGGATTGAAGAAAATCCGCTGATCACACTTGATCCGAAACTTGCAGGGTTCATAAATCAGGTTCGTGAAAACCCAGATGATTTCAGCCCGCAAATTTTGTCTGACGTTGTGCAAGGT